GGAAACGATTTGCTCTGGTTCAAGAGAACTGGCGACCTCGCGGCGGTTACCTGGCCCACGTTGCATTCGTGTGCCAAGCCGCTGGTGAAGCAGTCTGACCACGTCCAGCTTGTTGCCTTGCTCGACTCCGAGTCAGACAAGGCCTCTGTCACTACTGGTGTCGTGTTGACCGTTGATGATACGCAGGACTGTGAGCAGGCTACGTACACGTGCTCCTCGAAAGAGGGCATGTGTGGCGGAGTCGTGCTGAATCAGTTCGGCAAGGTCGTCGGCTTTCATCGCGGCACCGTGAAGGGCACTGTCAATGTGTTTGTTCCGATCACTCCGAATGTTCTGAGTCGAGCCACCGGGTCCGTGTCGTCTTTTCGCACGGCCCCCTCCCTGATTTAGAGAAGCTTGCAGCCTGGTACGCGAAGTACACGCCGCAAGCAGTTTTCAATTTAGGAATCGAGGGGGCAAGTAATCTGTACAGTCGCTATTTTCGCAGCGGCAATGTGGACCACTGTGGTAAAGCCAAGCGGTTCACGCAGATGAAAGCCAAAGAAGTGCCGAACAGTTCATTTGCAACCTACTGTCTACTCCGCGGGATCCCTATCCCTGAAGAGTACAGGCAGGTCAAGCCGAACTTACGCTCTGGCTACCAAAGCATCTCCAAGTACGACAAGGGGCAACCCGTGTTAGATGAGGAGGCGTGGCAGTTGGCTGGAGAGTGGGTGAAGCGTCATTTCGTGTTTATGGCTGAGTCAAAAGTCATGGACACGGAAACAGTGCTCCGTGAAATGGATATGACCACATCGTGTGGCTTTCCATGGAACAAAACATATCATCGCAAGTCCGATTTCTTCAAGGATAAGCAGATGAGTCAAGTCGTGGACGACTACTGGGAAGAGCTCGCGCTCCCCCTCAGTGACGTTGTCCCAATATGGACCTGCTCGCAGAAGCGAGAGATTCGCAACCGTGCGAAACTCGAGCATCTTGACGAGCTAGGAGTGAACGTGCCAAAGCATAGAACTTTTCTGGCGTCCCCGGTTGAGTTCTCTGTTGCGGCCAATCGCCTGTGTTTAGCGCAGAACAATGAGTTCTATCGCTCGCCTCGGACGTGCTGGTCAACCGTAGGGAAGACCAAGTACATGATGGGGTGGGATGATGTGTATCGGCGTCTTGCGCGAAGTGGGCGACCCAGTGTTTTG